GATCCCCCCAATCTCTAACGCCGCATCTCCCTAAGGCTCCCGTGGGTCCGTCGCGTTTATGGTGATAAAGCTGTCTACGCTAGACAGGTAAACGGAGAAAGCTGTCTACGCAAGACAGGTAAACGCGAGAAATTAGTCCGATAGCGAACTATATAGGGCTAGACATAGGCGCTAATGTCCTGGTAATGCCGCAGTCTGACCGCGCCGCGAAACTCCGTGAAATCCCGGAATGCGCGGCCAGATATGCGACTCCGCGCACGTCGCGTAAATCCTACGGGCCTGCCGTCGCAGAGCGGGCGCTATCGGTCGGATGGCGACTCATGCCCTGGCAGCGGCAGGTGCTAGACGTTGCCCTCGAATTCGAGAATGGCCTTCCCGCCTACCGGACTGTCGTCGTTACCGTGCCCCGCCAGAATGGTAAGACAACGCTCCTATGGGCGTTAATGCTATGGCGGGCATTGCATTTCCCGAAACAGGAAATCGTAGCGACCGCGCAGACCGGGCAGGAGGCGATGGAGAAGTGGCGCGATTACGTCCTATTCATGGATGAGCAGGACGCGGTTTCGCCCCTCATCGAGAACATTCGTCGGAGCAATGGCACGGAGCTATTGCGGTGGATAAACGGGTCGAGGCATCGCACGCGCGCCCCTACGGCAAAGGCAGGCCACGGACTGACGATCGACCTCGCCATTATCGATGAAGCGTGGGCGCTCAAAGATGAGGTAGTGCTACAAACGTTCCGCCCCGCCATGGTCACGCGTCCGGGCGCTCAATTGTGGATCGTGAGCACGGCGGGCACGCGGGACTCGATGCTCCTAAAGCGCCACGTTGAGCTAGGGCGCGAGGCAATCGAGGCGGGTAAGTCCTCCGGAGTCTGCTATTTCGAATGGAGCGCCCCGGAGGGCCTGGCGCCCGATGACGTCGAGGCATGGCGCCAAGCAATGCCCGCGCTGGGCCATACCATCGATGAGTCCGTTATCCGGGCGGATTACGAGTCGGGAGCTATGACCGCCAGCGAATGGGAACGGGCCTACCTCAATCGATGGACGGAGCAGGATAACCAAGTGGTCACGTCCGCGGCCTGGTATCAGTGCCTCGACCCGGAAGCGGCGCCCGGCAATCCGCTATGGCTGGGCATCGATATGACGCCCGAACGCGATAGCGCGGCGATCGTGGCGGCGGGATGGTATGGCGACCGCGTAGGCATCGAGCTAATCGCCCATCACTCCGGTACTGAATGGTTGAGCGCCCGCGTAAACGAAATTCTCGACCAGCACGAGGTAGCGGGAATCGTCATCGATGGAACGGGACCGGCCGCGGCGATAACCGACGAGATAAACGCCAAATGCACGGTGCTTTCCCATCGAGGAATACAGCATGCCTCCGCTCAATTCTATGACGCCATCCTCTATCATCGCCTAGCAGTACGCCCGCACGAGGACCTAACCCGATCGGTCAAAGCGGCGCGCCAAATGGGCAATGGCGATATGTGGCGCTGGGGACGCAAAGGTACGTCCGATGTGTGTTCGCTCATTGCCGCCACCGCGGCGTATTACCAATGCCGCGCCAATAAGGGCGGGACGCTCCGAATCTGGTAAGGGGACAAATGGCTACACGGTCCGTAGTGAGGGCGAGACGCCCCGCCATGCCTCCGGGGGCAGTGCGGCCCTCACACGGCCTCAGAGGGGCCTCTGGCGCCTTCCTGGGGGCGGGCGCAGGCGCCGGGATGCTCTATTCGGGCGGGTCCTCATGGGCGAGCGGGGCGCCCATCGCCCCTACGCCTACGACGGTTGCCGGATTGCCTGCCGCGGCGCGCGCCCTAAATATGCTGGCGGGCATTATCTGTCAACTGCCGCTACTCGACCGGAGGGCGGACGGTAGCTATTGGGACACGCCTGCCGTCCTCGATGATCCGTGGCCTATTAGCGGGCGGGCGGAATGGCTTACCTACGTCGTGCATTCCGCCCTCATGCTGGGCGATGCCATCGCGGTGCCTGTCGATTTCGACGCGGATGGCTACGCCCGCCAGCTAATCCCCATCGATCCGCGGACGGTCGATATCTACGTCGAGGATGGGCAAATCTGGTATGACGTCCTGCTGAGCGATGGACGCCATTTCCGTCTCACGCGCTCGGACGTATTCCACGTCAAGGGGTTGTTCCTCACGAACGACCTACTCCGCGGTATTGGCGTGGTCACCATCCATCGAGCGGAATGGCAAGCGAAACTAGCGCTACAACGCTACGGAGCGAATGCCTATTCGGGCGGAGGCGTGCCCTCCGGCATCGTAAAGGTGCATTTGCGGGAGGTAAGCAAGGATCAAGCGCAGGGCATAAAGGACGATTGGATGGTGGCGTTCGCGGATCGCGTGCCCGCCATCCTCTCGGAGCTAATGGACTTTACGCCCATCTCGTGGAGTCCGGAGGATGCCCAATACCTCGATAGCGCCAAGCTGGCGGTTGCGGATATCGCGTGCATGTTCAATCTGGACCCTACGGACCTCGATGCGACCTATGGGGCCTCGATGACGTACGCCAATCGGGAGCAACGGGCGTATGACCGCCTGCTATCGAGCATCGGGCCGCTACTGGTCCGGATAGAGCAGGCCTTCCGGTTCATCCTGCCTCGCGGGCATGCCGCCTATTTCGATCGGTCCGTCCTCCTATGGTCCGACGCGCAGACGCGGGCGTACGTGCAACAAACCGCCCTCAATGACGGCACCCTCACCATTAACGAGGCGCGCAAGGCGAACGGTCTACCGCTATTCGACTCATGGGCGGATAGGTCGAGCGCGGACCCGCAAGCAAAGGCGGAGGAAGTCGCCGCGACCCAATTGATCCCGACACAAACGCCCGCACCTAGTCCCGCGGATGCCGCGGCGCAAACCTCGGAGGCGCAATAATGCCGCGGCTAGATATCGTCCGATCCCTGCCCATGACGGATACCCATATCGAGGGGCGCACCATCGAGGGGCAAGCCCTCCGGTGGGACACGCTGTACCGCGTGAGCGATGACGGGCGGAGGTTCTATCAGGAAGGGTTCCGGCGCGGCGCCTTTACGCAATCGATGGGCAACCGCGGCAATTGGTACGAATTGCGCACGGAGCATTTCGATATGCGGGTCGGGCGGGTCGAATTCATCGAGGGCGACGCGGGCCTCAACTTCCGGGCCACGTTCGATTATGGAGACGTGGCGGACGACGAACTAGAGCTAGTGCGGGCGGGCAAGCGTTCGGGCGTGTCGATTCGCTATACGCCCCAACACGCGGAGGCGCACGCTCCGCCCTGGTGGCGCGACCGGGTAGACGTCCGGGAATTGTCGCTTACCTCCCGCCCGCAATATGGGGCGGACGCAAAGGTATTAGCGATTCGTTCCGTGCCTAGCGAGACGGACGACGCCCTAAAGGCACTGCTTGACTTTAAGGCGCCCTCGATATAGACATAGGGGCGACTAAGGGCGCGGGTGTTTCCGCCATGAAAGCCCCTCCTGCTGGTGCAATGGTTCCTCGCACCCGTGCCCTTAGTCCGTGCGGGCGACAGAGCGTAAGTCGCCAGGGATGCCAGATATCGCGGTATCCGTTCCCTTGGTAACGACGCCCTAAAGGAACGAATAATGCCCGCATTGCTTGACCGCATGAACCGCCAAATGGCGGAGGCACAGGAACGCTATCGGTCCCTCGAAACCCTCATTACGGGCGAGGACCGCGACCCCTCGGATATCGAGCGGGGCGAAATGGATCACTTGCGGGCGCGCATGGAGGAATTGCAACCGCAGATTATCCAGTCCGTCGAGCTAGAGCGGCGCCTCAACGCCTCGACGGAAGCGGTCGCTACCCTGCCGCCCTCGACGTCCCTCGTGCCCCGCAGGGACCGCCCTAGCGCCTCTAGCGCCTCTCCGTTCGATGCCTTCCGGTCCTGGGGCGACCTCGCCCGGGCCATGGCCAGCAACGCCCTGAGCGGCGATGAGCGGGAGAACCTTTACGACGTCCAGGCGCGCTACCTGGTCGAGCATTCCCGTGCCCTGGTGGACGTCACCACCGCGGACGTGCCTGGCCTCGTGCCGCCTATTTGGCTCCGCGATATCGCGGACACCATTAGCGCCGCCCAGCCATTCGTCAATGCCTTCTCGCAAATGCCCCTTCCTGACGTGGGCATGACGCTGAGCTATCCGTCGATTACCGCCCGCCCGCTGGTCGGTAAGCAGGTCGGTGAGAAGACCGACATTCCGTCGCGCAAGACGGTCATTGGCCCGAATACCGCGAACGTCTCGACCTACGGTGGTGGCGAGGACGTATCCGTCCAGGTATTGCAGCGGACGGACCCTAGTTACCTCTCGCTTATGCTCGAACTTTACGCGGAGGCAATGGCCTTCGTGGTCGATACCGACGCGATCGCCGCGGCCAATGCCGCCATCACGCAAACAACGGAATTGGGGGCGGCGGCGGATTTCACTGCGCAACTTGCCGCGGCCGCCAGCATGGTCCTCAAGGCCTCCCGCCTTATGCCCGACACCATGGTTGTCTCCGTCGAGATGTGGGAGGCATTCGCTGGCGCGGCGGACGCGACCGGGCGCCCGTTGTTCCCGAATACCGGCCCATCAAATCCGGTGGGTCAATCCTCGATTGACTCCGTGGCCGGTAACGCCCGCGGTATGACGTTCGTCATCGATCCGAACATGGCGCCCAATACCGGCATCATGGGCGCCCGCCAGGCCTTTACCTCGATGCTCGGACCCGTCCAAACGCTGAGCGCGGACAACGTCTCGAAACTCGGAAGGGACTACGCGGTATTTCGGTTTGCGACGTTCCTTACCCGGCGCCCGGACGCCATGGTCAAGTTGACCGTGGGCGGGATCGTCCCGTAGCGGGGCGCGGCGTATGGCGATATCCAGTGACGAACTACGGGCGTGGTCAAGCATTGTCGCTAGCGATCCTGGGACGGATGCCGCCCTCGATGAGGCGGTTAACACTGCGAATAGTCTTATCGTCCGTAGGTGCGTCGATTTCGTTGGCGAATGGCCTAGTGAGGTTCACACCGCGGCGCTCATCCAAGCCGCCCGGATATACAAGCGTCGCGGTAGTCCGGAAGGTGTCGCCAGTTTCGGAGATTTCGGACCCGTAGCGGTATCGAGGCTGGACCCGGATATCGAGGCGGCCCTATCGCCCTTCCTCAAAGTGACGTTCGCATGATCCCGCTGGCGGACGTGCGAAAGGCGCTCCGGGTCGCCCTCGAAACCGCGGGCTATAACTACTCGGATGGTGGCGATAAGGTTCCGCTAGGGGCCTCGATTGACCCGTTTATATGCACGTACCGCCAGAATATGCAGGGCGTGCAAGGCCTCACCCATGCCGCCACGGCAGTAAAGGTCACGACGGACCGGGCGGATGAGGAATCCGCGGTGTACCGACTCGATGAGCTAATGAGCACTATTCCCGCGGTATTAGAGGGCGCGTCCGGACCCTGGCGCGTCCTCTACGTCGTTAGTTGCCGCGCGGCGAGTCCGATAACGGTCGGAGACGCCAGCTATGCAAGTGCGGATTTCGTGATTGAGTGTTACGTCTAGGAGGACGTTATGGCTAATCCGACCGTCATCGTTATTACCAATGCCCATCTTCTTCTAGGGGATACCGCCGCGGACGTCGTTCCGGGTACGGGTACGGGCGACGCATTCGAATGCCAGGTGTCGAGCGCCGCCATTAATGCGAATGCGAATCTCCAAACCGTGCCCGCGACATTCTGCGCGGCGGAGTCGCAAGCGCCCGCCGCGACCGGATGGGAATTGGCGCTTACGTGGTTGCAGGATTGGACCGATCCCGCTGGCCTGTCGTTCTTTGCGTTTACCAATGACACGCTTAGTAAGTATTTCTCGCTCACCCTCGATGACTCGACTACGCCGGTTGCTACCGGGCAGGTGCGAATCGTGGCGGGCGCCTATGGCGGAGATGCCGCTACGCCCCTCACAGCTACGCAGACGTGGCCCCTCGTGGCAAAGCCGGATATCACGCCTCCCGCGCTGGCGGCGGCGGCGGCCGTGGAAACTCCCGCTGAATCTTCCGCCGCGTAAGAATGTCGGGCCGCGCGTATGGCAAGCGATACCTTGGAGGCAGCAATTCTACGCCTAAAGGCGGTCGAGGACGCGCTATCGGGCGATTGGACGCAAGCAGGCCACGCGGTAGGCGCAATGGCGAAGCGCGAGGCAAAGGCAGCCGCCGCGGAAGCGACAGGCGGTAGCGGCGTTCTAACCCATATGGGTCGAGGCGCCCGTCTGTCGTCCGGATACGACCTCGATAATCAGGGCAAGCGGTTGACGTTGAAACTCCGCCCGCCCGGCCCATGGGTGATCATGGAGCAGGGCGCTAAGGCGCACGTCATCCCCAAATCGAGCGGAAGGCGCCGCGGTCGAGGCAAACCGCGGGGCGCCCGGTACCTGCTAGCGCCCGGATATTCGCATCCCGTCAAGGCGCCTATTCACCATCCCGGCATGCGTCAGAAGCGGGGCGCTATTCGCAAGACATTCGCCCGCGTCCGTGACAAGGCCTCGCCCATGTATCACGACGAAATGGTAAAGAAGCTGGCGGAGATTTATGGCTGACTTTACCGATCGAATCAAGCTCATCGTTGACGTAACTGCGGACAAGGCCAGCAAAGGGCTGGGCGACGTCAAATCCTCGATGGCGGAGGCGGAGGGCGGTTTCGGGAAACTCAAAGCGGGCGCGGGCGCGGCGTTCGATTCGATCGGTATTGGCGGACCGCAGGCGGCAGTAGCGGCGGCGGGCGCCATCGTCGCATTTGGCAAGGCGTCAATTGGGGCCTTTACGGAGCTAGCGCTAGCGGCGCAGAATTTCAGTCAGATAGCGGGTACCTCGTTAGAGGATTCGTCGCGGTGGATCGAGGTAGGCGGAGACTTAGGCGTCAGTACGGACGCGGTCGCCGCGGCAATGCAACGCCTAAATCGTGAGGCAGCGCATGGCGACCTAAAGAGCCTGGGCGTGGATACGGGCGACGTAAACGAGCGCCTTATCCAAACGATTGAGCGGATAAACCAGATACCGGACGCGTCCGATCGAGCGGCCGCGCAATTCAAGGTGTTTGGTAAGTCGAGCGCGGCCATTGCCCCGCTAATGGCGAACGTCGAAACGCTCCGCGACCGATTGGCGGACGTTGAGAAAGCAAAGATCATCGATGAGGAGAAAGCGCAAGCCGCCCGCGATTTCACCGATTCGATGGACAACCTCAACGACAAACTTGACGATATCAAGAATCTCGTTGGCGGCGAGCTAGTCGGGGCATTCAACGACCTCTTTACGTCCCTCAATCAGGTAACGGACGCGATACCGGGATTCGATGGCCTTAACGACGCCATCGCCAAGGTGGTCGAGATAGGGACCTCGCCCCTACGCAATGTGACAGATGGCCTGTCCACGCTTAGCGACGGTTCCGAGTCTCTCGCTGATAGGGCGCGGGGCCTAGGGCAAGCGATCGCCGGAGCTATTCCGGGTCCGTTTGGCTCATGGGCGGGCAACCTGCTTGACGTCGAGGATAAGCAAACGTCGATGGCCGCGGCAACGAAAGCCGCCAGCGATGCGGCGGAGGAACAGGCCAAAGCAGCAAAGGACGCGGCGGACGCGCTCAGCGGACTGCTTACCGCCACCCTGGCCCAATTCAACGGGCAGCTTGCCCTACAGGATTCAGCGGACAAGGCCACGGAATCGATAGGGAAGTACACGACCGCCACGGCCACCGCGGAAGCGTCGAGTTGGGGCAATAGCGACGCCAATGCCGCGGCCGCCAAAGCCATGAACGATGCAGAGGGCGCCGCGCTGAAAGAGGCGGCGGCGGCGGCAGCCCTAGGCAAATCGAACGCGGAGCTAGCGGGCGAGACGTGGGGCGCGGAGGATTCCGCCCGCGCCCAAATAGGCGTTCTCGAACAACTAGCGGGCACGCTTGGCCCGAACGATCCCTTGCGCAAGCACCTGCTGGATTACGCCGCGGAGTTGGGGCGCATCCCAGCGACCAAGGAAACGCAAATAACCGCGGATACGACCGACGCGGAGAAGAAAGTAACGGGCCTCCTAGGGACTATCCGGAGTCTCGTGCTCGCCCCGTGGACGGTAAAGGTCCAGGGACAGGTCACAGCGCCCTCAAGCGCCTCCGCCGCGCCCGGTAGTGCCTCGACGGGCGGAGGCGCCTCTAGGGGCCTCCTGGGGGCCTCTGCGGGCATCCCTGCCGCGACCGCCGCGCCTGTCTACAACGTCATCAACGTAAGCGTGACCGCGGCGCCCCTCACGCATCCCGCGGAGGTAGGGCGCCAAATCGCCAACTACCTCGATGCGTTCTACCGTCGCAACGGTACGCGACTAAGGGCGGTCCCCTAATGGCCTGGCCTCCGGTAGTCCCGCCTAATACGAGGGCGAATAACACGCCCGAATTGGACAATCATCCGGGCGACCATAACCAGATATCGAACGCGCTAGCGGACCTCGTAAAGCAACTAACGCCCATAGCGTGGGTCGAGGGAACCGCCAGCGTGGCTATCACGGCAACGACATTGGCTACGTCACAGCAGGTGCTTACGACCGGGGCAATCACCTACGACGGTACGCCCATCATTATCGAATACTCCGCCCCGCTAGCCCAACCGCCCGCGGGCGCCCTACAGGTGATGCTTTACGATGGCGCCACCGAAATGGGTTTCTTTACCTATGTGTCGAGCACCGTTACCGGATTCGGATTTCCGGTGAATCTCCGTCGTCGCTTGACGCCCGCCGCTGGATCGCACACCTTCCTAGTCCGGGCCTATGTATCCGCGGGGTCGGGCGCATTAGTGGCG